TGGTCGGCGCACAGCCGCTCCCTCTGGCGGTGCTCCTGCCGACCGCTGCCCCGCGCGATGAGGTTGCACCGCCAAGCACCGACCCGCTGCGTCCGATCCAGCGGATCAGCGGGCAGCAGCCGCAGCCGAGCGCGTCCGTCTGGGCACCGACGCCCGCGCGCGTGGCGAACACCGATCCGCTGCGGCCGCTTATCGGCGTGGCACAGCCGCCCGATCCCACCCTGGTACAGCCACGCACGCTGTTTGTCGGGCGGCTCGGGCGCGCGGAGGATATCCAGTGGCCGGCGCGGCCGACGCAGGCGCTGGCCGGCGCACAGCCCATCCCAGGCGCGCGCGTGGTGCTCGTCGGCGCGGTGCTGCGATCGCCGGATCGACTCGCGCTCGTGCTGGTGCGCGACGGCGGCACGCCGCTGCCAGGCGCAGCGGTCACGCGGATTGGCCGGCCGCGCGAGCTGGCGGCCGTGCAGCCGGAGCGGCTCTCGCCGCCGTGGGTTGCGCTGCCCGCGTCGCGTTTTCCGGCCGCGTCGCTGCGGTGGAGCACGGCACCGCGCGCCGACGTGGCGACTCTCGGCACGGTAGCGCTATCTCACGTTGCAGCATCTACAGCGCTGTCTCATGCTGCGGCGTCGGTGGTGCCGTCTCACGTTGCGGCATCCGTGGCGCTCGCCCGCGCAGCCCACGCTGCGGTGGTCGCTCACGTCGGCCCGTCCATCACCATCACTGTGGAGCCAATCTAATGGCAGCACCCTACATCGTGACCACGCAAATTCGCATCACGGCCACGTTTCGCACGCTGGCCGGCGCGCTGTCGAACACCACGGCGATCTGCACGGTGCAAGCGCCCGACGGCACGCTGACGACCCCCAGTGTGACGAACGACTCAACCGGCGTGTACAGCGCCGATGTCACACTGGATCAGGCGGGCACCTGGTATGTTGAGTGGCAAGGATCGGGCACGGTGGTCGCGGCGGGCGATACGGCGATCGCGGTGCGCCAAAGCTATGTGGACAGCTAAGGAGGATTGGATGCCAATCATGTTGATTTGTCTTTTGGCCGCGCTCCTCGCAACGGGCGCAGGCGCGCTGTGCGCGGCGCTGAAGCTGCCCGACTGGATCGGGCGCATTGTCGAGCTGGCGGTGCTGCTGCTGGCCTTCGTGTGGTTGCAGGCGGTGGTGTAGGGCTGTGCGCGAGCAATCACAACAACCGACACTTCAAGAGCAGTTCGATACGGCAGTGGCCGAATTGACCGGCAAGGAACGCACATTCGTCACCGAATACCTGCATGATCTGCATCAGCGAAATGCAGCTATCCGCGCAGGGTATAGCGAGCGTTCGGCTGATGTCACCGCATCGCGCATGCTAAGAAATGCTAAGATCCGGGAAGCGGTCGACCTTGGATTCCAGCTCAAAGCAATGTCCGCTGGCGAGGTGATTGCGCGGCTTACGGAACATGCGCGTGGCTCGATGGCTGATTTTCTGCGCATCGATGATGAAGAGGTCACGCTCACCTGGTCACTATTGCACATTTCGACAACCGAGGATGGTGAACCGGATATGGCCGGGGCGATGCTTCGCTTGGCTGGGCAAGAAAACGTCAAGCCAACCGACCGCGTTTTACATACCGCAACGATCAAGCGTGCGGCTGCGCGGCTCGATCTAATGGAAGCCGGCAGGCGCGGCAAACTGAGCCTGATCAAAAAGTATAGCCTTGATGACAAAGGGAAAGTGTCAATTGAGCTGTACGATGCGCAGGCCGCGCAGTCGCTGATCGGCAAGCATCACAAGCTCTTTGCTGAGCGCACCGAGCATACCGGCAAGGATGGCGGGCCAATTGAACATCGCTTTACTGAGGCATTGAATGCTGTCTATCCAGACGACCCAGCCGCAGACTAGCTCGATGCTGCGCTACGCACAGGCGGCGCGCCAGTCGGGTGTGCCACGCGATCAGCTGGAGCGGTTTGTGCGTGGTGGCTACGTGGCCCAGCCGCATCAACTGACCTGGCACGCGGCCGCGCGCAAGGCCGATAGGGACGATGGCCCAGCGATGATCGGCATTGGCGGCCGGCGCGGCCCAGGAAAGACGCACGCGACGTTTGCGCAAGTCACCCTCGATGATTGTCAGCGGGTCGACGGACTGAAGTTCCTGTTTCTGCGCAAGGTGCTGAAGGCAGCCAGGGAGAGCTTTGAAGATGTGCGGCGCAAGGTGCTGTATGCCACGCCGCACGAGTATCGCATCCAGTCGGGCGTGATTGAGTTTCCGAACGGCAGTCGGATCGTGCTTGGTCACTTCAAAAACGAAAGCGACATTGATAACTATCTGGGCGTGGAGTACGACGGCGCGGCGATTGAAGAATTTACCCAGCTGAGCAAAGCCAAGGTGGACATGCTGCGCGGATCGATCCGATCGACCAAGCCGAGCTGGCGACCGCGCATCTACGCCACGACGAACCCCGGCGGCGTCGGGCATCAGTACTTCAGAACAACGTTTGTCCTGCCCTACCGGAACGGCACGGAAAGCGAAACCTTATTTTTGCCGGCTAGCGCCGACGAGAACCGCTACTTGGATGCGGGCTACCGGCGCTGGCTGGACAGTCTTTCCGGCACGCTGGGCAAGATGTGGCGGGATGGCGATTGGGATGTGGCCGGCGGGGCGTTCTTCACGAACTGGAATCACAACAAAGTTGTCATTTCGCCCATTGCCGAGCCGCCGCCGCACTGGCGCTACTGGCTGGCGATGGACTATGGCTTTCAGCATTGGACAATGATCTACCTACTGGCCCAAAATGATGACGGTGTGGTGTTCATTTTGGACGAACTGAGCCACCGACATTGGCTGATCTCACAGATTGTAAAATCGCTCGGAGCAATGCTGGCGCGCAATGGCGTGGCGAAACATCAGATAAGCGCGTTTGTCGTGGGGCATGATTGCTTTACGCGCGAAAGCACGGGGCGCACCATTGCCGATACGTGGAGTGATGAGGGGTGGTCGCTGGATCATGCGGTTGTTGATCGCAAGAATGGCGCGGCCCAGTGGTTGAAACGGCTGGGCAATGACGCAGCGGGCGTGCCGCTCTCCGTCCAGGTCACAACCCGCTGCGCACGGCTGATTGAAACGATGCCGATGATGCTTTCCAATCCACACGACCCAGAGGATGTGCTGAAGGTCGATTGTGATGAGGATGGCGAAGGCGGCGACGATGCCTATGATGCTGCCAGATATGGCCTGATGGCCGCACCGTCGTACTACTCTGGCCCGCTGTTCTACTAAGGAACACCCTATGAACATCGTTGATCGCACTCTCGCATGGCTGGCGCAGCGGCGCGGCTTCGTACTCGGCCCCGGCGTGGTCGATTGGGCTGATGCGTGGGATGGCAGGGATAAGAGCGCGTTCAGCCCTGCCGAGTACGGGGACTATATCACCAGCTCGAATGCTGTCTACACCTGCGCGACCCTGCGCGCCAGTCTCTTGGCATCGCTCCCGATCAAGATCTATCGCACCAATCGCGCCGGCGACAAGGTGGAGGTGACGCGCGGCCCGCTCGTCGAACTGCTCAGGAGGGTCAACCCTTACTGGACACGCTACCGCCTGATCTACATGTCGGAGATGACCTTGTGCCTGTGGGGCGAGGCCACCTGGTTTTTGGAGCGCGGCCCGTCGGGGCTGGGCGCGCCAACCGAGGTCTGGTGGGCCAGGCCGGATCGCGTCTCCATCCTGCCTGATCCCGCCACCTACATCAAGGGTTTTCTGTACGAGCCGCTGAACGGCACGCGCGATATTCCGTTCAGCCCCGGGGAAACGATCTGGATCCCGTATCCGAACCCGCTCGACGAGTACGCCGGCCTCAGCCCGATTGCGGCAGCGCGCGGGTCGGCCGACTATGCCACCGAGGCCGTGCGCGCCAACACGCGGCTGTTCACGAACGGCATGCAGATCGGCGGGATTGTGATGCCGGATGCGAACAGCCCGCGCGAGCTGACCCCTGAGCAGGCAAGAGAGCTGGATAGCTACTTCAGCCGGCGCTTCCAGGGCCAGGACAAAGCGCACCGCTGGGCCACGATGCGCCACCACTACGAGATCTGGCAGGGCGGCACGACCCCGAAGGAGGCCGACTTCCTGGGCGGGCTGGCGTTCTCGATTGAGGATGTGGCGCGCGCCTACAAGGTGCCGCTTGATCTGATCGGCGGCCAGCGCACCTATGCGAATGTCGAGAGCGCGCTCAAGGCGCTGTGGATGCACTGCCTGCTGCCCGAAGCCGAGTTCATTGCGACCGAGCTGACCGAAAAGCTGCTCCCCTTGTTCCCGGCCCAGGCGGGCGAAACAATCGAGTTCGACACGAGTAGGGTTGTGGCGCTCCAAGAGGCCGAGGGCGATAAGTGGACGCGCGCCAAAGAGCAGCTGGGCAGCGGCGCGCTCCTGATCAACGAGTGGCGCGAAAGCATCGGGCAGGCTGCCGTGCCGTGGGGCGATGTCTGGTGGGCACCGTCGTCACTGCGCCCGATTGAGGATGCCCAGAAGCTGCTGGCGATGCAGGACAGTGCGGCTGAGGCGCTGAGCCAGGCAGGGGGCGCACAGCCGCCGGATGCCGAGCAAGACACACCGGCCGTTGACGAACAGGCCACTGAGCCGGATCAGGCCGAGAACGAAGAAGTAGATCGCGCCTTAGCCGACGTGCGCCGCCGGCAGCGCGTGAGCATCCAGGCGCGTGCCGGTGGCGATATCCCGTTCGCGTATGCGCGCTGGGTCAAGGAGTACCGCATCGCGCTGCGCAAGGCCGGATTGAGCGAGCGGGCCGCCCAGCGACTGGCGCATCAGCTGAATACCGCGCTGTATGAGCAGATCAGAGAGGGTGTAGGGATATGACCGTGTGCTACACCGAATTCCGCACCGATGGGTGGCCACTGTGCCCCGTGTGCGGTGAAGACGAACTGTGGAGCGGGCTTCCCTGGAAGGGGGAGGGCGAGCGCCCACCCATGCAGGCGTGGATTGACCACGGGCTGCGCTGCTACAAATGCAGCTTTGATAGCGAGCGCCGCCCAATCGTTAGCCCAGTCTCGTCGGCCATCGCGGCGGCGCTCCTTCAAAAGAGCCTTGACGCCGGAAAGTCGATTGAGATACCAAGTCTGGGCATCGTGATAGCAGGAAGGAAGTCTGTATGAGAACACCACCACCACGCACCGCCGAACAGCAGAAAGACGCCGAGCGCGAGCAGGCACTCCGTATCGGCACGCCGGCCACCATTCGCGCCTGGGCACAAAAGCATGACGTGCCGCTGATCGGGATGGATGATGATGCGATGCTACTGATCTCCATTCACGAGGCGCGCGCCGAGCTGTTTCCGACGCTCAGTCGCACAAGCCGGGAATGGCTGAAGCAGCACAGGGCGCGGATTGTGGTCGAACGGGAGACAACGGCGAATGCTTGATATCCTGTGTGCCACACTCGGCCGCGCGCCGCTGGGCCTGGAGTACGCCCCCCAGCCGAGCCGTCTGCTGACGGATTCGCGCAAAGGCTGGGGCGCGGCGTCGAATGCCTTGCTTGACCAAGCCGCCGCAGCTGGCCACGATGCGCTGTTCCTGGATGATGATGTGGAGCTGCTGCCGGAGACGTTCAAGGACTTCGACCGCTCCTATCCGCTTGCCGACGTATTCGGCTGGCGACTGCGCGCGCCATCCGGCAAAGCCATCTCGTACGGGTTTGTGCTGCACCCAAACGGCGCGCTGTGGCCGAATGTGAACGCGACCGTCGCAAGCCATGTCGCCCACGTCACCGCGTCGGTGCTGTATATCAAACACGCCGTATTAGCTGCTGGCGTGCGCTTCCCGATCTGGCCAGGCATCCATCACGAGGATGTGGCGTTCACGTATGACTGCTGGCTGCGCGGCTTCAACGTGGCCTATCTGCCCTATGATGCGATCCATCACATCCACGAAAGCGGGATGGGCGCGACGAAAGCGCACGTGGAGGATCTGAGCCGCCGCAAGGGCGAGAATGAGCGCCTGCTGGCCGCGTGGGCCGAGACACACGGCGTGATGGACGCGGCGCGCGCCGGCCGCATTCCGTTTGGGATACGACGGATATGAGCGATCTGCACCGCTTCAACAGCCTGAAGATCCTGCGCCACTACGACAAGCTTGCACAGATCGCGCAGGGCGGCGCGCCCTACCCGATTGAGTGGGTGGTGTATCCCTCGAACGTCTGCAATCATGCCTGTGTGTGGTGCATGTTTCGGCAGAATGGCGAACAGTTCGGCGCGAACCGCGTGATCTTGCCGCGCGAAACGTTGCTCCGCTTTGTGCGCGATGCGGCGCGGCTGGGCGGGTCGGTCATTCAGTTCGAGGGCGGTGGCGAGCCGCTGATCAACACCCACACGCTGGAGGCGCTGCGACTGGCAAACGAATTGGGCATCAAGACGGCGATGAGCACCAACGGCCGGCTGCTGACGCCCGATGTCGCACGGGCGGTGGACTATCTGCGCATCAGCCTGAACGCCGGCACGGCCGCGCAGCACTATGTGACCAATCATGCTGGCGAAGGCACGGGCGATTGGGATGCGATTATTGAGCGCATCGCGGCGGCCGTGCCGCACACACGCGGTGACATCTCCCTGGCTTTCGTGCTCGATGCCGACAACTACACCGACATCCCGGCGTTTGTTGACCTGGCTGCTGATCTGGGGGTAGACTTCGTGCATATTCGGCCGGCGTTCTGGTATGACCCCGCCCAAGATGCACGGGTCAGGGCGATCATGCCCGCTGCGCTGGCGCTGTGCCAGGAAGCGAAAGCGCGGCACGCGGGCGGGGCGCTCGATATCTTCGCCATCACCGAGAAGTTCGACGGCTACTGGACGCCGCGCGCATACCACGCGTGCCGAGCCGTTTGGACAGGCGTCGTGCTCCGGGCAACCGGTGACTTTGCGGTGTGCAAGGATCGGACGGATCTGGTGTGGGGCCGCACGCCCAGCTACACGACCGGCGCGTCGTTTGAGGACTGCTGGCACAGCGACGAGCGGCGCGCGCTGGTGGCGCGTATCCACGATGGGCGGGGCGGGGAGCTAGGTGCGTGCCCGCGCTGTGTTTGGGGCGCACGCAACACGATCATCCAGGCGGTGGAACGTGACGATCTGCGGATCGCACTCGTGTAAGAGGAAGACAATGCAGCAGAACAATCAACCAAGGGCCACCCTGACCGCTGAGCAGCGCGCCGATCTTGAGGCGTTGCTGAGGAACCAGATTGCGTGCGTACGGGCAACCTGTCGATTGCTGGGCAGGCCTGCGCCGCTCATCAGTCGTGACGATCAACGCCACGAGCGCGTGTCGTTACCCAATCCTTGACATTCGTGCTATTATAGAGATCGACAACTGACGGGACGCCCTCGCTGCAAAGCCAACGGCGTGTTGCCTCTTTCGAGAGGCGGCACGCCGTTTCTTTTTACCCAAAATAAACCTATGCCGAACATCTTTCAACCAACGTACGAGCGCGCCTACACCGCCGACCCGACGCATCCCGGCGCGATGATCGCGTTCCTGCTCGACGACGCGACAATCGCGGCGCTCCAGGCCGCCTGTGCGCCGCTGGATGTTACGCCGGATCACGTCACACTCGTGTATCTCGCGCCTGATGCCAGCGCCCTGGATGCCCACAAGAGCGCGCTGATCCGCGCGATCGCCAACGTCGCCTGCTGCAATCCGCCGATTGAGGGAACAGTCAACGGCTTTGGGCGCTTTCAGGCAGCCGAAGGCGACGACACGAGCGCGCTGTATGCCAGTATCGATTGCCCAGCGCTGCCGGCGTTGCGCCAGAACCTGTGGGATATGGCGTGCATGTCCGGCTGTCGACCCGTGGCAGAGCACGGTTTTGTGCCGCACGCCACCCTGGCCTATCTGCCCATCGAGACCGCCACGCCCTCGCTTGATCTGCCGGCCATCCCGCTACGCTTTGCCGCATTCGCCCTGGTCTGGGGCGGTGAACAGATCTCGTTCCCGTTTTCGGAGGAACCGTTTATGGCTGATGACTATCGCGCGATCACCGAAACCGATGTGCAATCGCACTACAGCCGCGCGCTGTGCGACCGGGCCGTTGCGAAAGAGCAGAAGGCCGGCACGCCGATCCGCTTTATCGCCGGCAGCGAGGGCGCGAAGCGTGATGGGCTGGATCTGAAGATGGCCGGCGCGCGCCTGGATGCGTTTCGCAACAATCCGGTGGTACTGTGGGGCCACGACTATGCCGGCGCGCGCCTGCCGATTGGCCGCGCACAGCCGACGATTGACGGCCCGCGCCTGATCGCCGATATCTCCTTCGACCAGGAGGACGAGTTCGCGCGCCAGATCGAGAGCAAGTACCGGCGCGGCTTCCTGAACACCGTCTCGCTCGGCTGGAAGATCAACAAGATAAACGGGCGCAACGTGACCGATTGGGAACTGCTCGACATCTCCGCCGTGCCCGTTCCCGGCGATGCCGACGCGCTCATGCAGCGCCAGCTGCGCGCCTTGCAGGCCGATGTGAGCGACCTTCCTGCCTGGCCCGAGGTTGCGGCCGATATGGCTGCCCTGATTCTGTTTCCGACCAACCGCGCCGGCAAGGCGTGGCGTTTGGAATACCACCGCCTGTCGCGTTTGTATGACCAGCTCGGCAAAGAGCCGCCGGAGCGCCTCGCGCCAGACTACCTGGCCGCGCTCGATAACGAAGCGGTTTCCGGGCTGTTCCTGGAAGACGAGCGCGACATCGCCCCGGATCTCTTTACGAAGCGCGCGGCGGAGGCCGCGCCACGCCCTCTGACCGCTGCCGACCGCGCCGATCTCGCGTGTGTTGTGGAGCGACTCCAGGAGGTGCTGGCGCGTGCTGCCGAGCCGCCCACCACCGAAGCCGACCAACCTCCAGCTGAGCCAGCCCCGGATGACGCCACGGCCGACCCCGCGCTGCTTAGCCTGGCATCCATTTTAGGAGTACGTTAATGCCTACGACTGAAGATCTGATCAAGGATATTCACACCCGCGTGGAGGCGATGGACGCCGAGCAGAAGGCCGCGCTCTCCGACGCCCGCCTGCGCCAGATCGTGACCGAGCTGTTCGCTGACCCCGCCTCTGAGTTCGTGCGCAAGTTTCAGTTCGGCGGCCAAAGCGCGCCTGAGCTTATCGGCACCAAGTACGCCCGCTGGGGGCTGAACGTCGCCGACATTGAGTTTCTGTACGACCTGCAAGAAAGCCTGCGCGGCAAGTCGCGGCCCGATGGCAGCGTGTACCAGGGGCCGAGCGAGGCGCTCACGCGCACGTTCGAGCAAGTCACCGGCGCGGTCTATATCTCGGATAGCGAGATCCGCCAGATCGACAAGAAGGCCATCGACAATTTGTACCCGCGCGTGCCGCGCAGCGCGTTCGGTCTCTCCGACCGTGTGACCCTGAAGCGCGGTGGCGCGTGGCAGGATACCAAGGCGTACGAGCGCCTGATCCGCGCGATGGACACCGCCGAGTCGGGCTTTGGCTCGCAGCTGGTGGGCGCGCAGTACGTCGGCGAGTTGTGGGAAGCAGCGCGGCGCGAAAGCCAAATCTTTGGCCTGATCGGCGCGATGGAGATGACCGACCCGACGATGTATATCCCGGTCGAGGTGGATTTTCCCGAAATGCTGTTTGTGGCCGAGAACGCTGCCAACAACAGCAGTGAGTACACCACGACCAAGACCGGCAGCCAGCGCGTGACCGTCACGGCCAAGAAGTTCATCATCCACCAGATGTGGAGCGGCGAGATGGATGAGGATAGCATCATCCCGTTCGTGCCGTTCCTGCGCGCGCAGGCGATGAAGTCGGTGGCGCACTACTCGGATAGCGCCGTGCTGAACGGCGACGATACGAACGCCGCCACCGGCAACATCAACCTGGACGATGCCGACCCCGCCGACACCAAGCACTACCTGGCCTTCGACGGCATCCGCCACGCCAGCCTGATCGATAACACCGCCAATCAGCTCGACCTGGCCGGCCCGATCACGCTCCAGGCGCTGAACAATCAGCGCGCCCGAATGATCGACTTCACGCGGCTGGTCGATTGGGGCCACCCGAACGACAAGAACGACCTGGTGTACGTTTCGGATGTCACCACCGCCGATCAGATCGCGCTCTTGGATGAGGTCGTGACCTACGACAAGTACAACGCCCAGGCCACGATCTTCAACGGCGAGCTGGCCAAGATCCTTGGCCACCCGCTGATCGGCTCAATGGCGATGAGTAAGACCGAGGCCGATGGGAAAGTCAGCACCACCGCCAACAACAACACCAAGGGCCAGGTGACGGCGTTCAACCGGCAGGGCTTCAAGGTCGGCTGGCGGCGGCGCGTCAAGACCGAGACCGAGCGGCTGCCCGCGCGCGATCAAACGCGCATTGTCTACAGCCTGCGCATGGGCTTCGGGCGCTTCAGCCCGACCGGCAGCGCGTCGGGTATCGAGGCGAGCGATACGATTTTTGATATTTCCATCTAGCCCGGTCGTCGGCTCAGTTGCGTTATGGGTGGCGGTGGCAGCGATGTCACCGCTCACCTGCCAAGGAGCTTTCACCCATGCCACAAATCGAGCGCAGTATTTCCAAAGGCCAGCTGGTCAAGCTGGTGTTCATGCAGGACGCGGTGGCGGCATCCCAGACCGATGTGCAGCTGCCCATTTCCGAGGTCAACGCCGGCGCGGGCAACGCCATCGCCGGGTATGTGATGCCCTTTCCGGGCGAGATCATCGCCCAAACGTACCTCTTGACCGCCGCTGGCACCACTGGCGCGTTCACCATCGGCCCCACGGTTGGCGGCACGGAGAAGACCGCGCTGGCTCAAACGGTCGGCACCACCACCAGCGGGCGCAAATCGGTGGCGCGTGGCACGATCCCGTTTGCCGCCGGCGATGAGATCGGGGCCGAGATCACCACGGCGGCCGGCTGGGACGGCATCACCGCAGATCTGGTCGTCACCGTCTGGGCGCTGCTGTATCTGGAGGGCATCTAGCGATGATTCAGTACACCGTCCAATGGAACTACACATCGGGACTGGGCGGGCCGTGGGCCGAAGGGGAGACCGTCGCCCTCGACGCGGCGCGCGCGGCGGCGATTAATATCGACAGCCCCGGCGTGCTGGTCGAGGTCGGGAGCGTTGACGATGCGCCGATCCCCGAGGCGCGCGACCGGATGATCAAGAAGGCCCAGCGGCGTGGGCAGGGGCCGGTTGAGGCGATCGACACGACGACGTTCAAGGCGGTGAAAGACCATGCCTGAGATTGTCACCCTGGTGGTTCCCGTCACAACCACCGGCAGCGCGGGCAGCGCGGCCGGTGCCGGCAGCACGGGCGCGATCAAGGGTTTTTTGCTGGATATCTACCTGGACTTCAACGCCAGCGCGCCAGCTACCACCGATACGACGATCACGCTCACCGGGCGCGGCGGCAACGTGCTGGCCGTGTCCAATAGTGTGACCGACGCGCTGTTTGCGCCGCGCCAGAAGCCCGTGGACAACGCCAACGCGGCGATCACCAACGCCTTTGAACCGTTCGCGCTGACCGATGGTCTCACGATCACGCTGGCGCAGTGCGATGCCTTAGCCCCCGCGCTGACCGCCTACGTGCGAGTGCTGACGCCGTGATCACCTACTCTATCGCAATCGACGCCACGTCCATTCTGGGCAAGCTCACGCGACTGGAGCAGCTGGACGGCGTGGAGGCGGCGTTGAACGATGAGGCAGATCTGCACGTGACCGATGCGCAGACGTATCCGCCCGAGGTGGCCGGCAGTCGCTATGTGCGCACGCAGCACCTGAAGGATATGACCTATCACAACCCCGCGCAGCGCAGCGGGCAAACCTTCTCGGTTGAGGTCTTCAGCGATGCGCACTATGCCGGGGCGGTGGTAGGCGAGAATCAGACAAAGCCATTCGCCGGCCGCTGGCGCAAATTCAAGAAGGTCGCACAGGATCGGAAGCCGGGGATCGCGGCGGCCGTGCGCGCGGCGGTTATCCGTTCGTGGGGGCGCTAGGTGCTTTTAACACTTGATGCTGCCAAAGCCTACATCGGCAATGTGCAGGCGACGGACGATGATCTGATCCAGTCGCTCATCGCCGCAGCCCAAGCCTTCATCGAAGGGCCGCAGGGCGCGCAGCGGCTGTATGAGGCTGCGGCTGACACCACGCGCCGTTTTGATGCCGAATGCGACGTGGACGGCCGACTGCTGTATCTCGACGCCGATCTGTGCGCGATTACGAGTGTCACGAATGGCGACGGCAGCGTGATCGCGGCTGGGCAGTACGTCTGTGAGACCAGCGGCGGCGCGCGCAATCAGACGCCGTGGCGCCGGCTGCGGCTGCGCAGCACGGCGACGGTCGGATGGGTCGCATCAAGTACGACCGGCCCGGAGAACGCGATCAGTATCGTGGGCCGCTGGGCCTATAGCATCACGCCGCCCGTGCGGATTGTGCAGCTGACGCGCGAGATTGTGGCCTATCTGTATCGCCGACGCAGCGCGAGCGGCGACGCGGATCGGCCGCTCCTCACCGGCGACGGCGTGATGATCCTGCCCAGCGCCCTGCCCAAGGGCATTATGGCCCAGCTGTATGCCGAGCGTACGGAGACAACGCTGTGACGATCGCAAGCATTTGCGCCGCGCTTCAGGCCCGCCACGCGCTTGTGGATAGCGTCGTGAGCGCACCAACGACCTACCCCGCGTCGATTGAGGCCAGCGACTGCCCGTATGTCCTCGTTGACCCGTGGCGCGGCAAAACGAGCTGGGACACGCACGGCGGGGATCTCGCAATCAGCGAGCGCGTCTACCGCGTGCGCGTGTTTTACCAGCCGGCCACGTTCAACCTGGATCAAGGCAAGCAGGGCGCGATCACACTACTGGAGGCGATGCTGGCGGGCTATACGAGCGACGATACGGTGACCGCCGCCGCCGCGATTCTGCTGGAGCGCGACATCGAGGATAGCGGTGTGGTTGAGGCGCTGCCGTATGGCGAGAATCAGTACATCGGCTTCACGGTGCTGCTACCGATTGAGGAACGCGACGAATGAAGATCCTTGTTGTCCATCCGGGCCACGGCCACAGCACCGCCGACGTGTTCGACGGGCTGTGCGCTGGCCTGGACATGCAGCCCGAGGTTGAGGTCATCTCGCTGGCCTGGCACAAGATGCTGCGCCCACTCACCGCGCTCGTCAATGGGGCTATTCGCGGCGATGCCTTAGCCGACGATCAAGGCGAGCAGCTGCACAAGTTTGCCGCCTATCTCGCCTCGGGCGATGTGATCGGCGTGGCCGTGGACGAGATGGTTGATGCCGTGATTGTCGTGAATGGGCTGCTCTTTCCGCCCAGCCGCGCCAAGGTCTTGCAGCGGCTGGGAATCCCAGTCGTGTGCTATGGCACCGAAAGCCCCTACTTTGACTCTGCCGAGCGCGACATCGCGCCATTTTACACGCACTGGTTCACCAATGAGCGAACCAGTGTGCGGACGTTTGCCGACCTCACACGGGCCTTCTATCTGCCCCACGCCTACAATCCGACGCTGCATGTTCCGGGTGAGATCGACCCGGCCAAGACATGCGACCTTGTGTTTGTCGGCGGCGGCTTTCCCGAACGGAAAGCGACCCTCGCCGGGGTGGATTGGACGGATATTGACGTGCGCATTCACGGCACACTCTGGGATCTGGACATCGATGCAGAGCGTGGGCAACGCGGCTTTAGCCGGGGCGATCGCTACAGCATCGGCGCGATCCCGAACACGGACACATGTGCGTGGCACCGGAGCGCCAAGATCGCCTTGAATATGCACCGGCAGATGTCGTACGTGGAGCACAACATCCCCATCGCTGCCGGCGTGTGCGAGAGCCTGGGGCCGCGCGCGTACGAGATCCCGGCCGGTGGCGGCTTCATGCTCTGCGATAACGAGCGGCATGAACTGTTCGATGTCTATGGCGAGAGCGCCGCGATCTTTGACGCCTGGAACAGCGCCAGTCTGGAGCGCGAGATCCGCTACTGGCTGACGCACGACAGCGCGCGCGAACGGCAGCAGGCGGCGCAACACGAGGCCGTGCGACCGCATCATTGGGGCGCACGGGCGAAAACGATCCTTGAAACCATCATAGCCTAACGTTGGAGGACTGAATTCTATGGCAACGAAAAATACGAGGAATGCGGGTCTGTACCTGAGCAATACGCTGGGCGGCACCTATGTGAAGGTGTCGAAGACGCACGGCTACAAGCTCAATCTTCAGACCGACTTTAGCGAGGACACCGCGCACGGCGACTCGTTCAAAAGCTACCTCCCCGGTCTGCAAGACTTCAAAGGCACGCTCATGGCCTGGTACGAGACGGCCTACACCACGCTGGAGGCCATGTCGAAGAACAAGGTCAGCGAATACTTCCAAGCCTACCCCGACATTGCCGACACGGTGAACTATTATCGTGGTCAGTGCTTCGTGGGCCTGGATGAGCTGAATCTGGATCTCGGCAATACCGCCGACTTCCAGTTTACGCAGGTGATCGCGAATGCCGACATTGCGATCATCCGCGCAGGCGTGGCGCTGTAGGACGGATAGACGGACGTGCGGCTAGGCTTGCAACCGAACCGGTGTGACCCTGACACCCTGCCGCACGGCTTCTCAGGGCTGAACAGAAGGGATGTTCGCAATGACCCTCACCAAAGCCCAGATTCTGGCCGGCCTGTCCGAGCGCATCACCACGGAGATGTATGTCGCTGCCCTGGGCGGCGACGTGCGTATTCACGAACTGACCCGCGCGCAGTACCGCGCGGCCGCTGAGCAGGGCAAGGATGCCGACCATCCGACCTTGATCAAGAACGACCTCTGGCACATTGCCGTGATCGCAGCCGGCGTGATCGATGCGCAGGGCAAGCCGCTGTTTTCGTTCGATGAACTCTATCCGCTCGCGCAGGGGGATGACCCGCCCCTCCGTGCGACCGCTGCGCGGGAATTGGCCCAGAAGATATTAGATCTATCGGAGGTCGGGCCGACTTTTTTAGACGCGCCGTCATCCGCCTTACCCGCGACGAAGGCGTAGACGCGGAAGACGGCAGCGAAAACAACGCCGTCAGAAGGCGCGCGCTGGAGCTGCTGGCGCGCACGGATGACGACCTGAGCGATGCCGAGCTGTTCATGCAGCAGGCGACGGACGATCACTGGTATGTCTCGCTCTGTATTGAGGATTTGCACCGCCTGCCGAGCGAGATGAGTCCGATCCTCACGATGCGTGAGTATACGCTGCTCCAGGCGCACGCAATCATCAAGCGCGCGATCAGCGACCAGCAGAGGCGGTTTCGTTGAGCGATGTCCTGTCAATCAAGCTCCAGGTCACCGGCGATACCAAAGCGGTCGCCGCTGTTCGAAAGGAAATCGAACAGCTGGCGGCGGCATCCTCCAAAACCAGTACCCAAGCAAGCGCGGCATCAGCGAAACAAGCCCAAGCCTACAGCAAAATCCAGCAGTCGGCAGCGCAGGCAGCGACCGCCAATCAGAAGCTGGCCACGGAAACGCAGAAGACGGCAGCGGCTTCCAATCAGGCGGCCGTATCGGTCCAAAAACTGTCGACTGAGACACAGCGCACGGCGGCGGCAACCGCCAATGCGGCGGCGGCGCAGGATCGGGCGGCTGTCTCGGCGCTTCGACTTGCGCAGGCGCAGCAGCGCGCCGCTGACGGCGGGAATTACTTCAAACAGGTTGGCGATGGCGTGGCGTCATCAATCATGAGCGTCATCGGGCCGGTCGCAATAGCGACGGCGGCGTTTGGGACTGCGCAGGCGGCCGTCCAATCGTTCGCCGACGCCTTCCAGTTCAAGGCCCAGCTTGACGCAACCACCCTCTCCATCAATGCCCAGCTTCAGGGCGTACGCGACAGCAGCGCGGTCTGGGATCAGGCCAGTGTCTTCGCCCAAAAGTTCAAACTGACCCAGCAGGAGACCACCCAAGCGATTGCCGCCTCTATCGGCGTCATGCGGGCGTCCAAAGCGCCCGTCGAAGACATCCTCGGTGTCTTGGCGCGCATGCAGGTGCTGAGTCCTGAGCAGTCGCTGGAGGAAGCCGCCATTGCACTCAAGGCGCTGGCATCAGGCGATACACAGTCGCTCGTGACTCGCTTCGAAGTGGGCCGGGATGTCGCCAACCAGATGAAGGCCGAGATTCAGGGCGGCGCGGACGCGGTTGCCGTGATGGGCAAGTTCCTGGGCAACGTCGGCATTGGTATGGACGTGCTGGAAGCCAAGACCACGGGCGCGGCGGGCGCGATCAAAGATCTGGCGATTGCACAGGAAGAATTGAAGCTGGCCCAGGCTGATTTTGCGCAAGGGCCGGGGCTGACCATCCTTGAAGGGCAGATCCGCACGACCACCGGCGCAACCCGGCTGTTATCTGGCGATTTCGCGGCGATGGGGCAGAGCCTTGCAAACGCAACGGTGGAGTTCGGCGCTTCGTCGGCGGGCGCGAACGCCTATGTCCAAGCGCTCCTGAGTGGGCAGGGCGCGACCGCTGCGCTTGCGGCCGGCAATCAGGCAGCAGCGGCAACCACTGAAATGCTGACGGGCGCGCACCGCGACGGTGGCGGCGGCGCGTTTGAGTGGGCGGATGCGGTGAGCACCGCCGCAATCGCGGCCCAGCAAAACGCAGCGGCGGCGGCGCAAGACACCTTAGAACAAAACCGGCTTGCTGGTGCGCACATGCTTGGCGCGGGGGCCGCTGCTGCCGCTGGGCAGGCGACACAGCTCCAAACCGATTCGCTGATCGCGCAGATTGCGCAAACGCAGCAATCCGCGCTAGAGTCGCAGAAGCTGGCCGAGATGCAAACCGTGATCGCCAATCTGGGCGGCGCGGTGGCAAACGGCCTCATGACGGCCAGCGCAGCGGCAGCGCAACTCGCCAGTCAGTACCACATCACCACCGGTGCGGCGATGGGGCTGATTCAGGCCCAAGCCGCCTTGGCACAAGCCAAGGTCAACGCGGCGGCACTGTCTGATCAACGGGCGGGCGAGCGCAGCCCCGGTGCCTCTGGCGCGGCAGAGTCGGCGGCAAAGGAAGAGGCGCGGCTGCAACAAGTGTATAAGCGGCTCGTGACCGTTTCGGCGTCCGGCGGAAGAGCAGTCGGAGCCGCCCGCGCGTCTGCCGCATCAGCCGCAGGCACAAAGCTCGAATCAATCGAGACCAAGACCGGCGACAAGCTCTCCCAGATTGTGCAGGATACCCAGGCGAAGCTGGTCGAAATCGACCGCAAAGCCGCCGACGAGCGCGCCAAGATCGCCGCCGATCTGGCAAACAAAATCGCCACTTCCGCAGCCGACCGGCGCGCATCGAACGAGGCGGATGATCTTGATCTGATCGGCGTCACTGACGAGAAGGAAGCCCAGAAGCTCAACGACCGCGAGAAGGCCCAGGCCGCCGCGCGTGAACGGGAGGTGGCGGCCGCCAAAGAGGCCCAGGACGCGATTGCGAATGGCGAGGCCGAGAGCGCCGCCAAAATCTACGAGGTGCGCCAGCAGCAGATTGGTGGATGAGAAATACGCCGAGCGCCAGCGCGAACTAGCCGGCAACGATGAAGCGCTCGACGCGCTGAAGACCCAGTACGACGAAGGCACCAGGGCGAACGAGGAAGCCGCAAATACGCGGATCGCGATTGCCAAGGCCGAGGCCGCGCAAAAGCAGGCGGAAGTCCAGGCCGAGAAAGACGCCGTGATCGCCGCTGCCAATGAGCAGGCGAACCAGGTGGTCTCGGCAGCCGAGCGCGGCGCGGCGGGCGTGAGCAAGGCCAGCGCCACCGCGCGCACCACCGCCGTGGCGAACCTGAAGGCGATTGGCGATGCGGTCACGGCCATTCCGTCACAGAAAACCATCACGATTTCGGTCAACCAGCAGGGCACGGTCGGCGCAGCATCCAGTGGCGGATCGGGCAACAAGGCGGCCGGCGGCGGCACGTTCGTGACGAGTGGTCAAACCACGCTCACGGTCGGCGATAACCCCGGCGGGCGCGAGCTGGTGACCGTTACACCACTCTCTGGGCGTGGCCAAACCTCCATCAGCGGCGGCATGATCAAGC